CCAGCAGAACGGTTTCGGATTCGCTTACGATTCTCGCGTTGCAGCGGCTCAAGGTTCGCAGCTTAAGAACTTGGTAACTACTGCCGGAGCAATCCAGTGGTTATCATTTAACTTGGCTGATTGGAATCAGGGCATCACGCCTGTGGCTGGTTCAAACTACTCTAAGACCTTGGTGTTCACACCAGCAGGCGTACCAGTAGATTTGACAATGAAGGATGACTGCGGTAACTTGTCAATCGTGTTGACTACAACTGGAAAGATTGTAACGCTTCCAACTGACATTTACGAATCAGCCGACAAGTATGCTGGCGTTAACTACGTGAACTGCGTTGAAATCGCAAACCCGTAATCGGGTCGATAGGTTTACTCTCGCAAGCCGATGAGGACTTATTGACCCAAGATGGATTAGATAATCTAACCACGCAATAAAGGGAGGGCTTCGTGCCCTCCTTTTTTTATATCTTTGTAAAAACTAAAGAGATGTGCATTGAATCACTACTCGGATTAAGAGGCTGCGAATCACCTGAGCCATCGACTGGGCTCTACATCGATGACCTCGGTATTAACCAAACCTTTCTCGGGCAACTAATAACAGATCAATACCGCAACGGCGTTGAGCTGTTCGAAGATAAACGAGCCTTTGCATGGCGCAAACTATCATCAGATGTGCTGACTAAGCTCAGCCCAATGATGAAGAGCGACACGATAATCGAGAGCAAGCGCGTTGGACAAGTTTTGTCCAATTATGCCAATGTGCAGACCGCGCTCGGTGCTGGCAATTATGGCGGCATCAGGTTGAAGATTGACCCGAACACGGTTAGCTATCTTAACTTTTACCTTGCCGACATTAACCTTGCAATTGACTCGGCTAATGTGAACGTGCCTATCTTGATATTCGACATGACCACAGGCAAGTTAATTGAAACAATCACCTATGCCGAGGGCGCGCTCGATCAGTTCATCGGTAAGACATTCACCTCAGCAAAGCGTAAGATGGACATCGCCATTGTCTATGAGTCAGATATCAACACGGTAAAGTTCACGCCAAAGAGAGGCACTTGCACAAGCTGTGGAGGCGGGATTAAGGAGTCGCATATCTGCCCATTTGTGGATGCGATAGGCATCGAGCTCACAACCGATGGCACGAACGTGCTGACAAGCAAATCGAGTAAGTACACCACAGGCATGAGCCTCACGTATAATGTGAACTGCGACCGCCAAGGATGGCTGTGCTCGGTAGGTGGCACGATGGCATTAGCGTTAGCCTATGCCACAGCGGTTGAGATTTACAACTATGCCCTAACCATTAGCCCGAATCAACGAGTGAATACAACGGTAATTGTTAATCGTGGGCAGAACAAGACCGAGCTCATGGATGGTATCATGGCAGCTCGCGACATCGCAGCAACAAGGTACAGCGAAGACCTTGGCGCTACGTTGCAGAACATGCGCCTGCCTGACGATACGCATTGCTGGGATTGCAAAAAGAATATGAAGTACGTTACAGCCCTGCCATAACATGCCGACACCCGCCGAAATTCAAAAGAATCTTGATGAATTGTACAACGATTGGACATCCAAGTTCACAGCGTTGTACGGCCCTGTTCGTGAATTGAAGCGCATCATGTTTAAGCGCATATTCGGCACTGGCTCGAGTGGAGGCACGAATACGGCGGGCGATAAATTGCCGACTGTCCCATACAAAACAACTCCGATATATGTTAGCCCTCGAACTTTGGCAAGTGCGCCGAGTAGGTTCAAAGTAGGTAAACTTGGCGAACCGATTAAGTCGCTGTTCTTTCCAGACGGCTACGCACAATTGAAACAAGAAACATCACGCAAGCTGCCTCTCGAATTAACTGGCAGGCTGAAGGGTGGTTTCTTATCGCAAGAAGTAATTACCGAAGGGCTAACAGCGGGCATCGGATTGCCCGATTCTGAAAAGGAGAAAGCGCAAGGGCTTCAGTTTGGGAATGGTAAGAGATTCAAAGGCTACGGCCCTATTTTCCAACCGACACCTGAAGAGCAAGCCGAGATGCTCGAAGACCATGCAGCCGAGCTCGTGCAACAAATCATTAACGCAATGAATAAAACATGAATATACTATCCACCATTCTCGACAGGCTTAACCAGCGCATTGAGGTCGGCAATATCTTCGATAAGATTTACGGCCTTAGCGAGCTTGTAGGCGAGGGCAATGATAAGGCGTGGGCTTTCTATATCGGCAACGGCCAAGCGATTCCTGTAACAGATTACGATGCAAAGCAGGGCACTCTCTTTTGGGCAAAGCGCGGCAAGATTAACGTGACCAAAAACGATTCGCTTAAGCTGGCAGGCTGCCGCTCAATCTATGAGACACGCTTCTCGATGACGGCATACGCAATGGTGCGCAAGTCGCATCTACCTTGCGACTCAGCCGATGCACAGGATTGGGTTGCATCGAGAGTGCTTCGTTTAATCAGCGGCACTGACCCGCAATTTAAGACTGCCATCGGTGCCATCGCTTACGAGGTAGTGCCGAGCGGGTATCAAAATGAGATTAAGTATTTGCCAGTTAACTATGAGTGGGCAGCGGTTGCAATTGATGTGGATGTCAATGTCAGCACCTCATCTGAGGACGGCTGCTATGATACTTGCCAAACGGGTGACATACCTCTGCCCGACTTCGAGCCATGCGAGCCATGCCTCACATCAGTGGCTGTGGATGGGGTAACAATCACAGGGAACGGCACACCAGCGGATCCGCTTGTCGCAATTGGTGGCGGTGGTGGAACACCATTGCGCACTCAGGATGAAGGCACCAACGTAAGCACCAACACAACCACGCTAAACTTTACCGGCGCTGGAGTGACTGCTTTGCTAACTTCGCCCGGAGTGGTTCAGGTGAATGTGCCGGGCGGTGGCGGTGTGACATCAGTAACTGGCACAGCCCCGATTGCCTCAAGTGGTGGGGCTACGCCCGATATCAGCATTACGCAAGCAGACGCCACCACAGACGGCTACCTCAGCTCGGCTGATTGGAGCACCTTCGATGGCAAGTTTGATGTGCCAACAGGAACAAGCGCAGACTATCTCGATGGCACCGGAGCACCTCAGCCATTCCCAACACTCACAAATGGCACGGTCACATCGGTTGCGGCAACTGTGCCAAACCCGACAAACCCTGCATTTAGTGTTGCCGTACCTAACCCAACCACAACGCCAAGCATTGACATAACTGCGAACGGAGTTGTGAGCCAGTACGTGCGTGGTGATGGCTCACTCGCTAACTTTCCTCTGGGCGGTGGCGGTGGCGCATCGGTCAACTATTACCTCAACGGCTCAATAAGTCAGGGAACGATAGGTGGAAATGCCTACTTCCAAATGAGCCGAGTGCCGATTCTCGGAGCTGGCACGAACTTCACACGAACAAACGCGCAAGGCAATGGCTACATCGCGCAATTCATAACGGATGCAGGTGACCCGAATCTATTGGCAATCCCTTCAGGCAATTGGAACTTTGAAACCTACTTCAATGCTTCGAGTGGCGGTGGCAACCCGAGCTTTTATATGGAGCTGTACAAGTACGATGGCGCAACCTTTACGCTAATTTCAACAGGGTCTACAAATCCCGAAGCGATTACAGGCGGCACGGTAGTCGATTTGTATGTAAGTGCGCTTGCAGTACCTTCGACTGTATTGACTGCAACTGATAGGCTTGCAGTGCGCATTTTCGTAACTACATCGGGGCGAAATATTACGCTGCACACTGAGGATAATAACCTTTGCCAAGTAATTACCACGTTTACTACAGGGTTAAACGCATTGAATGGCTTGACTGCGCAAGTTCAGAACTTCGCAACGGGCACGAGTGGCACCGACTTCGGCATCAGCTCGGCAAGCAGCACGCATACATTCAACCTACCAACTGCCAGCGCAAGCAACAGAGGTGCATTAAGCAGCGGCGATTGGACTACATTTAACGGCAAGTTCAACACGCCAAGCGGAACAACCTCGCAATACGTGCGCGGCGATGGCAGCCTTGCTACCTTTCCGACTACCGGAACGGTAACAACAGTAAGCGCAACCGTACCAAGCCCTGCAAGCCCGGCCTTGTCGGTCAACGTAAGCAATCCTACTACCACGCCAGCAATTGCAATAACAGCGAATGGAACAACCTCGCAATACGTGCGCGGTGATGGCTCGCTTGCGACATTGCCAAACTTGCCAACAATTTATAAGAATACAACCGATGCGGGCAATTATAGCGGAACAACTAATACCGTTATATTTACTCAGGCTGTTCCGGCCAACACATTTGCAGCTGGAGATATTATAAGAGTTAACTATCGAACAAGAAAAACAGGAACCGGAGGTACACAAACGCTTAGAATTTATGTTAACACAACTGCCAATTTAAGTGGCACACCTATTTTAGTAGGGAGTTTTGCGAATGCCGGGGCACCAAGTTATTTGGTTAATCAAATGCTTAGGCACTTAGTGATTAAAACCTCAACAAATAATACAGAGGTTTACTTTGCGCCCGGCCTTGGTTACTTTATCGATTACAATATTTACGATTTAACAACAACGGCAGCGATTAATTGGACTATAAACCAAAATTTTGTTTTTGCAATTCAGAACAATAACGCAGTGGATGTTAATTTCGGTTCGATGTTTTTAATTGAAAAGCTATGATAAATATAAACATAACACAAAACTCTATTGAGTTTTATTCGACCATTGCCGATACTGAAATTAATGCACAATTGATTGAGCCAAAATGGGAGATAGTTGACACTGAAAGCCTGCATGTTATAAGTAGTTTAGGCGTGTATTGCTTATCCACTATTTCAACAACATTCAACGGCGAACAATTTGAAAATTCAGATAGTGCGATTGACTATCTAAATTCTTTGTAACTTTGTAAAAACTAACGAACTATGGCAGGCGTAAAAGTAACCGACCTTACACCCTTAGCAACGGCAGCAAACGATGACATCATGTATATCGTTGATACAAGCAGCAACACATCGAAGCAGATTGAGGTGCAGAACATCTACGCGGGTATGCCGCAGTTCGAGAGCGGCGCGTTTACGCCTACCGTTAGCGACGAAACTAATAACGTCGTTGTAACGACTATACAGGCATTTTATCAGCGCGTGGATAACGTAGTTAATTGCAGCTACTATTTACAGGTTGATTTAGATACGGGCGAAACTGAGGGAACTTTTAATTTATCGCTACCCGTAGCCTCTAATTTTACGCAGGCTAAACAGTTATTCGGTATTGTAGCGCATAACGAAGACCCTACCGAGTTAGTTCAATGGAATTTAGGCGCAGATACTACCAACGATAAATGCTCGGTAAGCCTCACAAGCACAAGCACCGCTTACGGTTATCAATATATTTACATAGTAGCTCAATACGAAATTTTGTAATGCGCAGCACCTCAATTCTCGGCCTTAATCTGATTAAGAAGTACGAGGGATTGAGGCTCTCAAGCTACCTATGCCCCGCCGGAGTGCCGACCATAGGCTACGGCTCGACACGCTACCCGAATGGTAAGAAGGTAATGCTCGGCGAAAAGCTGAGCGGTGAAAAGGAAGCAACGCAATTGCTACTATCCACGCTTGACCCATTCGAGTCAGCCGTCAATAAGCACCTACCTAACCTTAATCAATGCCAGTTCGATGCGCTTGTGTGCTTTGCATATAACGTAGGAACTGGGGCGTTGGTTAAGTCAACGCTGCTGAAAAAAGCCAAAGCCAACTCAGCCGACCCAAGCATCCTCGATGAGTTCCTGAAGTGGAACAAGGCGGGCGGGAAGGTGCTCTCAGGGCTCACAAACCGCCGCCGCGAAGAGGCGAATCTCTATTTCTCACTTTGTAATATTTAGCGGCATCTTGCCCCAACGCCGCGCTGGCGTGTGCGTATATTAGGTATGCGGAAAAGGGCTAACAAGCAAAGGCGAATACTCGATGTGATTGTGAAGCACTGGCGCGGCACAATCGGTTCGCTAATGATTCTGGTGTCCATCTTTTTGCTCATCTTCAAAGTGATAACAGCAGAGACATTAACCGCCATCATTGCAGCACTATTAGCCGCAGGGTACATTCCAAAAGCAAAAAGCGATGCAACAGATTCGTAGAGATACCATCAAAGTAGTGCGCCACAGCAAGCTCAACATTGACACGATGAGCTGGGAGGCTGCTAATGCCGACACCTCATTCGCCCAGGCGAATCGTGAGAGCTTTCAGGCGGTGATGGCACAGCCGGCAAAGCCGAAAGTGCTCACAGCATTTGACACGATTCAGCCGTGTGATGTATCTTTATACCCAGCCGCCACGTATTACATCCCGAAAACTCAGATTGTAAGAAACGAGCCGAATCCTGAAACGCCTATGAATTACGATATACTTGCAAATGGAATTGTGCTGACATTCACGATGCTGCTTACCATCAAGTATGCGCTCGGATGCGTGCCTGCATGGCGTTCATTAATTGCGGATTTGCGTTCGGTTTAACGTATCTTTGCAGCATGGCATCGC